CTTCAGTGGAGATCGTGTTGTTTCCTCCGGATAACAGGATCCGCGATCTGGACAACTATAACAAGGCGCTGTTTGACGCCCTGACCCACGCGGGGGTGTGGGAAGACGACAGTCAGGTGAAAAGAATGCTGGTGGAGTGGGGACCGGTTATCCCGGAAGGGAAGGTCGAGATCACTATCAGTAAGTACGAGAAAACGGCGGGTGCAGCCGCCTGATCAAGAGGAGAAACGAAGTATGAATAATCTGATGGTCATTGATGGTATTGAAGTTCGTCGTGATGCTTATGGGCGTTACAGCCTGAACGATCTGCACAGGGCTGCTGGTTCTCTGGATAAGCATAAGCCTGCATTCTGGCTCCGCAATGAGCAAACTGAGCGTTTAATAAGCGAGTTGCAGATTTGCAACTCGGTCAATATAGAGTCAGTTAACGTTATTCGTGGCGGAAATAACCAGGGGACGTATGTCTGCAAAGAACTGGTGTATGCCTATGCAATGTGGATCAGCCCGTCATTCCATCTGAAGGTGATCCGTACTTTCGACATGGTAACCAGCGCACCGGAAAAATTATCCGGACAGGCTGCTGACAAGATGCAGGCTGGTGTGATTCTGCTGGACTTTATGCGCCGGGAATTAAACCTGTCTAACTCTTCAGTGCTTGGTGCCTGTCAGAAACTCCAGGAGGCTGTTGGCTTACCGAATCTGGCACCGCGCTATGCCATTGATGCTCCTGCTGACGCGCCTGATGGCTCAAGCCGCCCCACGCTGTCACTGAGTGCACTGCTGAAGCAGTATGGTATCCGCCTGACAGCTAATCAGGCATATCACCAGATGGTGAAGCTGGGGATCGTCGAGCAGCGCGAACGATACAGCCGTACCGCGATTAACAACATCAAAAAATTCTGGTCGCTGACAGCGAAAGGTTGCATGTTCGGCAAGAACATCACCAGTCCCGCAAATCCGCGCGAGACGCAGCCGCATTTCTTCGAATCCCGATTCCCTGAGCTGTTAAAGCTGCTCGATACCGTTCATTGAGGTGACCGTGAGAGCACTACTGACCCCTGAAATTGCCCCGCGTATGGGGATCGTATTGTTCAGGCCAGGTTCGGAGCTGATGCCCCTGTTTATGCAGGGGCGTGTCCTGCTGGAGCCTGAGCCGGAGCGTTATTCATCTTTCGCCAGTGGTGCCGTTCCGGCGGCATCACAACCGCTGGCGGATGATCCTGCCGTTCGGGCCGTGTTCCGCAATGAGGCAGTGATCCGTCGTGCTGGTGGCGTGGAATGTCTTGAAAGCTGGTTACTTCGTGAAAAAGGCTGCCAGTGGCCTCATTCCGACTGGCACAGCGAGAACATGACCACAATGCGACACGCTCCGGGTGCAATCCGTCTGTGCTGGCACTGCGATAACCAGCTGCGCGATCAGTTCACGGAACGGCTGGAATCAATGGCAACGGATAACTGTGCCCGCTGGGTGTTGTCTGTTGTGCGTCGGGATCTCGGTTTTGATGACAGTCACGTTGTGACAATGCCGGAACTGTGCTGGTGGCTGATTCGTAATGATCTGGCGGATGCCTTACCGGAAAGTGCAGCCCGTAAGGCACTGAGATTACCGAAGCCTGTTGTGCCGTCTGTTACCCGGGAAAGTGACCTTGTGCCTTCGGTTCCTGCCACCAGCATCATCCAGGATAAGGCGAAAAAGGTGCTGGCGCTGAAAGTGGATCCGGAGTCGCCGGAGTCTTTTATGTTACGCCCAAAACGTCGCCGCTGGGTTAATGAAAAGTACACGCGCTGGGTTAAGACACAGCCGTGTGCATGTTGTGGAAAGCCCGCTGATGATCCCCACCACCTGATAGGTCACGGTCAGGGTGGAATGGGAACAAAAGCGCATGACCTTTTTGTGTTGCCTTTGTGCAGAAAGCATCACGACGAGCTGCATGCGGATACCGTGGCATTTGAAGAGAAGTATGGCTCCCAGCTGGAGCTGATATTTCGTTTTATCGATCGTGCGCTGGCAATTGGCGTGCTGGCCTGATTTTGTGGAGAAAGTTGATGCGTGATATTCAAATGGTTCTTGAACGTTGGGGGGCATGGGTGGCAAATAATCACGAGGATGTCACTTGGTCGTCTATTGCTGCAGGATTTAAAGGACTAATCCCTTCAAAAGTAAAATCCCGCCCGCAATGTTGTGACGATGACGCGATGATCATTTGTGGATGCATGGCTCGCCTGAAAAAGAACAACAGCGATTTGCACGATTTATTAGTGGATTATTATGTAGGTGGTATGACGTTTATGGCGCTTGCCCGTAAACATGGGCGTTCTGATTGCTGGGTTGGGCGTTTATTGCAAAAGGCTGAAGGTGTAGTTGATGGCATGTTAATGATGTTAGAAATTGAGCTAGAGATGGATCGTTAGAAGACCTCTTATTGAGGGGGTAATTGAATCAGTTTAATGTGTGGGGAGTCGATTTATTCTCCCCATTTTATTTAATTAATTTACTTAAGGTTTTAATTCATCAAGACGTTGTTGGATAGTGTTTTTGCTTGCGTTGTCTGTTATAGCCATTTGTTGTACTTGCCCCATTGCCATTTGAGTTTCCATCCACATATCGGCCCACACTTTTGTATCGTTATTAACTTGAGCGATAGTAAATTTGACTTTTGATACCGGGGTTGTTGAATAGGCATTGCCGATTAACATTTGTCCAAAAACAGCAGACCCGCCTTCCAGTTCTTTACCACATATAACACTGCTGTTATCCGCGTTGTAAATTATCAACCCTCTACTATTGCAGTAATTCACAAGGGCATCTTTGACTTTATCTTTTGTCGTATTTTGATAAACCCCCTCAGGTTTTCCTGATTGAGTTTTCTTTATCAATGGTACTGAAGAAGTACAACCTGAAATGATAGTTGCGCTAAGTAATAATACAGTCATTTTATTCATGTTTCTTATCCATTGTTAAGGGCATACCCACACAATTATTTTTATTGGAGATGAATAATCAACCGTTTACAATCGTAAAAAATCAAATATGCTGTTAAGAGTGGTTACTTCGCCACACAACTTAAACCCGCCGCTGAGCGGTTTTTTTGTACCTGTAAACCTGGTGCAGTACAGTAAACACGCTGGTGGTCGTGAATACTGACTTTTTATCTTGCTGGCTTTTTAGACAAGAGTTATTGGTATGTCATGTTAACCAGAAGGGAAAAAGACATGCTAAAACAGCAAGATATGACAGAAACCGCCGCAGCAGTCCTTCATTTCTTACCTGCTGACAAGTGGGTAACGCCACGCATGATGACGAGAACTACCGGAGTAAGCGAAGCCCGGTGCCAGTTAATACTGACTCAGTTAGTTCTGGCGGGGCTGGCGAAGGATAACGGCGGGTACGGGAATAAATTCAGACGCTGCCAGTAATGGCGGTTTCCTGCTGTGAAAATGGGCGGCTGGTGGGTGTTGGTAGCACCTGCCAGCCATTCGCTCATGCTTACTGGTCACAAGCGAACCACGGCCCACTGCTTTAGCGCAAAAGCAGAGTGAGCCTACCAGAGTTACGCTTACTGATCCATGAAAAATACTGTAAAAATAAACAGTGTTGATTTAATCAACGCTGATTGCCTGCATTTTATTCAGTCCCTGCCTGATGATTCCATTGACCTGATTGTTACCGATCCGCCGTACTTCAAGGTGAAACCCAACGGCTGGGACAATCAGTGGAAAGGGGACGAAGATTACCTTAAGTGGCTGGACCACTGTCTGGCCCAGTTCTGGCGGGTGTTAAAACCTGCCGGAAGCCTTTACCTGTTCTGTGGGCATCGCTTGGCATCTGATATTGAGATCATGATGCGTGAACGTTTCAACGTGCTTAACCATATCATCTGGGCGAAGCCGTCCGGACGTTGGAATGGGTGTAATAAAGAAAGTCTGCGCGCATATTTTCCTGCCACAGAGCGCGTTCTGTTTGCTGAACATTACCAGGGTCCATATCGCGGCAAAAGTGACGGCTATGCGGCAAAAGAAAGGGAACTCAAACAGCACATAATGGCACCGCTGATATCGTATTTCAGGGATGCTCGTGCCGAACTGGGTATAACGGCAAAACAAATTGCCGAAGCCACAGGTAAGAAAAATATGGTTTCCCACTGGTTTGGTGCCAGTCAGTGGCAGTTGCCGAATGAGGCTGACTATCGGAAGTTACAGGCACTGTTTTCCCGTATAGCGGCAGAGAAGTTTCAGGAACAACAACTGGAACAACCACACCACCAGCTGGTGGCATCTTATGATTCACTGAATCGCAAATATTCTGAATTGCTGGATGAGTTTAAATCTCTCCGGCGCTATTTCTCCGTATCAGTCTCCGTGCCTTATACCGATGTCTGGATGCATAAACCCGTTCAGTTCTACCCGGGTAAACATCCGTGTGAGAAACCTGCGGATATGCTCCGGCAAATAATCAATGCCAGTAGTCGACCTGGTGATCTGGTTGCTGATTTTTTTATGGGATCCGGTTCCACAATAAAAGCAGCAATGGCGCTGGGGCGTCGGGCCTTAGGTGTTGAGCTTGAGTCAGAGCGGTTTAACCAGACAGTGAAAGAGATAAACGAGCTGGTGGGGAAATAATCTGGTGGCCACGTAGGTGGCCTTTTTATTTCCATTACACAGCACCCGCATCTGCGAGGTGGGGTTATGAAATCCATGGATAAGTTAACAACGGGTGTCGCCTATGGCACCTCAGCAGGTAGTGCCGGGTACTGGTTTTTACAGTTGCTCGATAAAGTCACGCCCTCACAGTGGGCGGCAATAGGTGTGCTGGGTAGTCTGGTATTTGGCTTGCTGACGTATCTGACAAACCTTTATTTCAAGATTAAAGAAGATAAGCGTAAGGCTGCGAGAGGTGAATAATGTCGCCATCATTACGCAAGGCTGTTGCTGCTGCTATTGGTGGTGGGGCTGTTGCCATAGCGTCTGTGCTCATCACTGGTCCGAGTGGTGACGATGGCCTGGAAGGTGTCAGCTACATACCATACAAAGATATCGTTGGCGTATGGACTGTATGTCACGGACACACCGGAAAAGACATCATGCTAGGTAAAACGTATACCGAAGCAGAATGCAAAGCCCTCCTGAATAAAGACCTTGCCACGGTCGCCAGACAAATTAACCCGTACATCAAAGTCGATATACCGGAAACAACGCGCGGCGCTCTTTACTCGTTCGTCTACAACGTGGGTGCTGGCAATTTCAGAACATCGACGCTTCTTCGCAAAATAAACCAGGGCGATATCAAAGGCGCATGTGACCAGCTACGTCGCTGGACATACGCTGGCGGTAAGCAATGGAAAGGCCTGATGACTCGTCGTGAGATTGAGCGTGAAGTCTGTTTGTGGGGGCAACAATGAGCAGAGTAACCGCGATTATCTCCGCTCTGGCTATCTGCATCATCGTCTGCCTGTCGTGGGCGGTCAATCATTACCGTGATAACGCCATCGCCTACAAAGAACAGCGTGATAAAAAAGTCAGTGAGCTGAAGCAGGCGACCGCCACCATCGCTGACATGCAGCAGCGTCAGCGTGATGTTGCTGCGATCGATGCAAAATACACGAAGGAGTTAGCCGATGCGAAAACTGAAAATGAAACTCTGCGCGCTGATGTTGCCGCTGGTCGTAAGCGCCTGCGGGTCAATGCCAGTTGCTCCGCAGCCGTGCGTGAAGCCACCGGACCCACCAGCATGGATAATGCAACCAGCCCCCGACTGGCAGACACCGCTGAACGGGATTATTTCACCCTCAGAGAACGGTTGATGACGATGCAGAAGCAACTGGAAGGGGCGCAGGAATATATCCGCACCCAGCGCATTAAGTAGCTGGAGAAAAAACACGAATCTGTGGTTTTTACTGAGCGCGGTGTACACGGTGGAACATATGGCGGGAAGTTTGTTGCTTATGATTATGCAGCATGGCTAAACCCCGGATTTAAATATGCAGCCTATAAAGTCCTGGATGACTACTTCACCGGAGAACTTCAGCATCGCAACAGCTTAAGTGCGCAGCTCAATATGAAGTGTCATGAGTTTGATCAGAAAAAAGATATGGCGAGCTTCTGTGGACAAGGGCTGGCGGCATGGCGCTATACGAAGCCAGTGTTGGTCGCTGAGATTAACTCCCTGGCTAACCAGCTGCAGATAACGATCCCCGGGCTGTCCGGTATTTGCCGGTATGAAATTACCGGAAGGCGCGGTCGTTACTGAGTAACAGCAGGCATTACAGCAGCCCTTCACTGAGGGGCTGCGATAATGTGAGGAATAAAAAACCGGCAGGGGAAATCCATTGAAGATTTGCCGGTGGCAAAAGATGGCCATGCTTTTAACCTTAGTAGCAGAGTTACGGAGTTCAACAACGACCGTCGCCGTTATCTTGCTGAAAGGCGTTTCAATGATTTTCATCAATTTATTCATCAGCAATGGTGATAATCACTCTCATTTTGGCGGGTCCTTCCGGTGGGGTGGCCTGCCACGGGGCGGGAGCGTCGCGGAAAAAGGCTAGTTTTTGAAATTTTATTCGTCATCACCACTGCTGTAATAGATTGATATTACAGTGGTTTTATTTTTATGGTGTTGATTTTGATTGTTTTTTGTTCATCACTAACACCGTTTGCCTAAAGTTGTTCGCAAGATGCATGTTTAAAACATTCTGGAGCGGGTATGGATCGAGAGTTGAAAAATCTGACGCTGAATATCAGTCAACTGGCGGCACTGTCAGGTGTACATCGCCAGACTGCTGCGGCAAGGCTGCAAAATCTACCCGTTGCAGGGGGGCATGAAAGCAACCTCAAGCTTTATCGGGTGGTTGATATTGTGTCGGCATTTCTGGCATTACCACCGCCGGTTGCAGAAG